CGAGACGTTGTGTCTTGTGTGGAAATATTTGAACTCTATGCAAGCGTCGTCCGGATACTTGACCACAATAGCAAGGGGTACCAAATACAAGGAATAAATCAACAAACCAAGGATAACCTTGGCAGGAGCATTACGCCCATGTGGTGTTATGTTGAAGCGGTGAGTAGCCCGTTTACAGAGTATGATTTAAGAAAAGCAATAGCTGACGCCCTGCGTTTAGCAAGAAAGGAGTTACGCAATGATGAATTGGGTAGGTAAAGAAAGACCGTTAGATCCACCGGACTGGTATTGGGATGGGCATGAAGATGATGAAGGCGACCAAGATGCTGCCGATGCTGCAATAGAACAAGAGGCGTGTGACGAGGCGGATCAATGAATGGCGACTTATTTAATACAACAACCAAGTCAGGAATAGTTCTAAGACCATATCAAGAAGAGTGTATCGAGGCTGTGTCTAGTGCCTTTAAAAATCACCAATCCTCCTTAGTTGTGATGGCGACCGGTCTCGGTAAAACCGTCACCGCAGGTGAAATCCTTCGCTTGCGTGGCGGTCGCTCTATGTGGGTAGCACATCGTTCTGAACTTGTGGAGCAAGCAGAAGAAACCATTGGATGGTTAACCGGAGTACCTCCACAGGTGGAGATGGCTGACAGGCAAGCACAAATCAAGTTAGGTGTTGCCGGCTGCGTGGTCGGTACTGTGCAAACCTTGAATGCCAAGCGGAGAGGTGTGCCACGGATGGCGCGCTTTGACGCTAACTTTTTCAACACACTCATTACAGATGAGGCACATCATGCGGTGGCAAGTACCTGGCGCAGTATCGCCGAACACTTCTCAGAGAACACCAGGCTTAGACATCTTGGTATAACCGCAACTCCAGACAGAGGTGACGAGGAGGCACTAGGTCAAATCTATGATCATTGTGCTTATAGGTACGACATACAGGACGGGGTTGCTGATGGATGGCTTGTCCCCATACTAGTGAATAGGATACACCTTGATGATATAGACTTATCCGTCATAAAAAAGGTCGCAGGAGATTTCAACCAGGGCGAGTTAGCACACGCAATGGAGATGGATCGAGCGATGTATGGTGTCTCTGAAGCAATACTCGAAGAGGCGGGGGAGAGAAAGACTCTTATCTTTACAAGTAGTGTTGCCCACTCCAAGGGCTTGGCTGACATCCTTAACAACCACAAGCCTGGAATGGCAGCATCGGTTGACGGCAAGACACCGAAGGATGAAAGGCGTTTAATACTTGCTGATTATAAGGCGGGGAACATTCAATACCTGTGCAACGTGGGTATAGCTACCGAGGGGTTTGATGCACCTGGAATTGAATGTATTGCAATAGCCAGGCCTACTATGAGCCGCTCATTGTATGCACAGATGGTTGGCAGAGGAACACGACCGTTGCCGGACATAGTTGATGGACTTGGATTGTCTGACCGAAGATGCGATGCCATACTCTCGTCACGTAAGCCAAACTGCGTTGTCCTTGACTTTGTAGGCAACAGTGGCAAACATAAACTTGTAAGCGCCGCCGATGTACTTGGTGGCAACTACAACATGGATGTCGTTGAGCGTGCTAACGAGATGGCAGAGAAAACAGACAGTCCAGAAGATACGCTTGAACTCCTGAAGAGAGCAGAGGCTGCTGTACGCAAAGATGAAGAAGAACTCAAGAAGAAGAAGATGCGAAGGGCAGTACGAGCAAGCGTTAAATACCGCACGGCTAGCATGAATCCATTTGATGTTCTTGATATTGAGCCACCATTATCTCATGAAGAAATAGATGCAAAGCCGTTAAGCCCAGGTCAAATAGGATGGCTCGAAAAGTCCGGCATGGATACAGAGATGATGTCAAACGCCGAGCAACGCAAAGTATTGAACACAATGATTAACAGAAAGAAGAGAGGATTGGCAACACCAAAGCAGGTGAAGTTACTAAAGAGATATAACTACAACACAACTAATATGTTATTCGAGGATGCAAGCGCGCTCATCACTCGATTGGCTGATAATAACTGGAAGCGCGTATAAGAAAGGAAAATAATGTGGATACTACCGAAACAACTCATATCAGTCTTTGCACCGGATACGGAGGAATTGATCTCGGACTCAGAAGAGTACTCCCAGATGTGCGAACAATCGCTTATGTGGAGATCGAAGCCTTCGCTTGCGCGAACTTGGTCGAGAAGATGGAGCGGGAACTCTTGGATGCAGCGCCTATCTGGACAAACCTTAAAACCTTCAATGCAAAACCTTTTCTCAATAAGGTGGACATTCTCTCTGGGGGATTCCCTTGCCAACCGTTCAGCCACGCAGGGCAACGCAAAGGTACAGAAGATCCTCGACACCTGTTCCCAGATATCGAAAGAATTATCTTGGAGTGTAAACCCAACATCATCTTCCTCGAAAATGTCGAAGGGATTATTCCAGCAAAATATCAAGGAGAACCAGACACAAGTGTTCTCCAATATGTCTTGGGAAGACTGGAGGAATTGGGTTACAGAACAGAGGCAGGAGTATTCTCAGCGATTGAGTGTGGGGCACCCCATCAAAGAAAACGAGTCTTTATCTGCGGGGTGTACGAAGCCCTGGGCAACTCCAACGACAAGCGATTCAAAGGGGAGCAGGAGGTCGACGGCTGCCAGACCTCACTGGAAGAGTGTTGTGGGGGACACGCTCACCGACATGATTCAACCGAACTGGCCGACACCAGACGCAACGAATGCGGGGGACGGAGTACCGTGGGAGAAGTCCAAGAGACTGATGGAGGAGAGACGAGCCAGAGTCAAGGAAGATGTGAAGGCAGGGAAGACAATACAAGGGAGCGGACGGAGTGCCAACCTGGCGATGAGTGTGCAGAAGTGGGCAACACCAAGCACAATGGATCATATACCAAGGAAAGGCATGAGGCCAAGCCGATTAGCAACCAACAGAAAAACAGGATATCTGAGCGAAGAAGTTGCAGCGTGTGTGAATTCCCAAGCAGACCAGAACAAGATCAACACTACTGGGAAGCCCCAAGAACAATCGGAAGTGAAGAGGTTATCACCGCTGTGGGTGGCGCAACTTATGGGATTGCCGACGGCAACATGGTGCGTGCCCATAGAGTGGATTCACTCAGGCTCCTCGGAAACGGAGTAGTACCAATCGTAGCCTTTAAGGCTTTTACTATACTAATGGCAAGAATAAATAAAGGACAATAGCCATGAAATCAGGATTCGCAGTAATCGTAGGACAATGCATTGATATGCAACCAGACAGTTTCACTGGGCGTGATGGAACAGAAGTTAAAAAATTAGCAGTGCTGATTAAGCCAAGCGAAGAAGCATCGCCTATTGAACTAGAGGTGTGGGGAGACCTTGCTGATAAATTTCAAGCAGATGGCCCTGTTTTGTCGACAATGGTTTTACAGTGCGGTGTAGCTGGACGTGAGTGGCAAGGAAAGAATGGCGACACATTTAGAAGAACATCCCTCCGTATCAAAGAGTGGGCATTTTTGAATGGCGAAGCAGTGAACCAGGTAGTAGATACAGCCAACACAGAAACACCCTTTTAAAGGAATTGAGCATGAAGTTTAAAATGAACAAAGAAGGCTTCACCCTCCTAGTGTCAAACATGGCGCTAGGAGGTGCTTACTTTGCAGTATGTGAAGATAAGTACAACATACCCGAAAAAAATAGAGAAGGCGAGGATATGTTGGAGTGGACGAATGAACTCGCAAGGGAATATGAGGACAACAACTACATCGAATTAGATGACGATGAGTTTGTTTCAGTAATGACTATGGTTCGATCATGCCTAGAGGCCTGCATCGAGTACGAGGACAACGATATTGTTGAAATGCTCCACCACTACGTCGGTATCGTAGTTCCCTTTGAAAACAGAAATGGTCTAGCAAAAAAGAACATAAGGTATTGCTTTATGCTGCTTGAGTATCTCGAATCCATAGCACCTAAGGGGTCACGGATACAGTGGGATATCGAAAAGAAGCATATAGCGAAAGACCGAATTGACAATCTTATTGAAAGAATGGAGGAAGGATGAAATACACAGTCAAAGATTTAGATAGAATGAAATCAATGTTGAATGGTAAGGGCTACTCAGAAACTTGGTACAGAAAGCACTTTCGTGGCATGCTAGATGCTTTATACCAAATCATGAAAGAAAAGGAAAGTGAAAAGTAGGCGATGGTCTTTTTTGGAAATAGCAGATCACTTAGGTGTTTCCCTGTCCACTGTGCACCGGATGCACGATGAAGTTTTGATGAAACTACGAAATGAGTTGGCTAAAGACCCATACATTCAAGAGTGGTTAATAGAAAGAAAGGATGAAATCGAATGGACACACGATGGAAAAGAGTACACAGATTAAGCAGGTGCCCAATATGTGGCAAGCCCGATTGGTGCCTGGTTGCGCCAGACAGGTCGGCTGCGATTTGTCCGAGGGTGAGCGAGGGTTCCGCAAGGCACATAGAGGGTTCGGGTTATCTACACATATTAAGGATTACAGACCAGTGGATGAAGGAAGAGTTCGAGCCTAGAAGAACTAGAGAGCTTCCAGAACACAATGAGGTTATAGCGATACGTGCTAGGAAATGGATAACCGATTGTGAAAATGACCATATAGAAGAACTTGCAGGAAGGCTAGGTGTTACCGCCGAATCTTTGAGACTGCTCAATATTGGCTGGTGTTCTCAACAGTCCGCATGGATCTTCCCCATGCTCAGGTCGGGCAAGCGACTGCTTGGCGTACGAATTAGGTGCAAAAACGGCAAGAAGTTTGCAGTAAAAGGAAGCAAAAATGGGCTATTTATCCCAAACAATATGCCCGACGAAGGCGTTATCTATGTATGTGAAGGAGAATCAGACACAGCAGCATTGCTGTCTAGTGGTCTACATAGCGTGGGAAGGGCATCCTGTAATGGTGGGGAAAGGCTTTTAGGCGAACTTTTAGAAAAACGTAACGTGGTGGTCTGTGCTGACAGGGATGGTCCTGGGCGAGAAGGAGCAGAACTTCTTTCAGATTATCTAAAAACCAGGTGTTCTGGTGTTACAATGATGTCACCCCCGATTAAGTACAACGATATACGAGAATGGCTACATGGCGAAGGAAAAGAAGAAGTTCACACTACCGCAAAGCGAATATCTGAAAACGCATGGGGACAAGAAGTTCATACTTGTAGCGATGCCGGAGGAGTTGGTAATTGAAATTGACCGCATTCGAGATGCCATTGTCACGTACATGCCAGGCTATGACCGGAGAGACTTTAGGCTACTCAGGCAGGCTCTGGAGTGGATTGACAACGTAGACCAATTATTATGTGTACGAGAAGATATAGAATAGAGCTTGAATACCAGTTCGAATCACTCAACAAGATAATGAGAATGCATTGGGCAGTACGTAAGAAGCGACAAGAAGAGGTGTGGGCTATGGTGGAATACGCAGCACCGCTCCCAATTATGAAGTTTGAGGGAAAAACAAGGCTAACTATCATCAGGCAATGGGGAAAAAGGGGCAGAGCGTTCGATCCTGACAACCTGGTTGCCTCTTGTAAACTACTTATTGATTGCCTGAAGGAGCCAAAAGGAC